TCCTTGTGGAGCCTGTCCAACGCGCATGCCCAAGGCCGACGACCCGCGCTCGCGGATAATCGGTAGCGCCGAGGACACCACAACCAATCAACCCGACGAGATCGGCACGACGCCGGTTTAGTCAAAACCAAAGGAGAAAAACTATGTCTGCTATCAGTCAAATTCCGCAGTATTTCACGACGGAATTCACCAGCAACTGGGAACACCTGCTTCAACAGAAGGTTTCCAAGCTGCGTGAGTTCGTGAGCGTGGAGTCCGTTCGCGGCAAAGAAAAATCGTTCAACCAACTCGCAGCCGTCGAGATGACCAAAATCACCTCACGCGCTTCCGACACCACCATCACCGACGTCGCGCTGGCCAAACGCTGGCTCCGTCCTTACCCGTACGAGCACGCCACACTCTTCGACGAGTGGGACGCCGAGTACTTGGGAGAGGTCAGCCTGCCCCAGTCCGAAACCGTCAGCAATCACGCTATGGCTTACATGCGGACTGCCGACAAAGTCGTCATCGATGCCGCGCTGGGCACCGCCTACACGGGCGAAACCGGCGTGACCCCGACCTCGCTGCCTTCGGGCCAAGAGATCGCCGTCGATTACGTCGAAACCGGCAGCGCCGCTAACTCCGGCCTCACCGTCGCGAAACTTCGCCAAGCGGCCTACCTCCTCACCGAGGCGGAAGTGGACGACAGCGATCCGCGCATCATCGTGGTTGGTGCCAAGCAAATCCAAGATTTGTTGAAGACCACCGAAATCACCAGTGCTGACTTCAACACGGTCAAGGCTCTGGTCAACGGAGAGATCGACACGTTCATGGGCTTTAAGTTCCGCCGCGTGTCTTCCTCGCTGCTTCCCTACGTCTCCGGCACCGGAGTCCGCACTTGCTTCGCCTACGTCCGCTCCGGACTCAAGCTGGCCGATGCCGGTCGCAAGGTTCATGTGGACATCCGCGCCGACAAGTCGCACGCCCTGCAAATCCGCACGGTGGCGAGCCTTGGCGCAACCCGCATGGAAGAGAAGAAAGTCGTGTCGATCTTGGCCGACGAGGTTCTCTAACAACAACAACTAACATAAGGAGAACCTAATCATGGCTACACTCTACACCGCACTGGCCACCGCCCAGAACGACACCACCAACGTCAAGAACCGCGCCGAAGGCAAGGACTTGACCGGCAATGTCGTCTACGCGAAAGGCTCGTTCACAACCACCGCGACCACCGCCGCCGCAGACATCCTGCGCTTGGCCCTTCTTCCGAAGGGTGCAGTTGTCGTTCCTTCCCTCTGTCGTATCGACACCGAGGATCTGGGAACAGACATCAGCGTCAAGGTGGGCGACCTCGACACCACCGCCGATGACGACCGCTACAGCACCGCTGTCAGCCTCGCCACCGCGGGTGCCAAGGACTTCGTTTCCGGCGTGGCCGGAGCGAACCCGCACGCGCTGGCTTCCGAAGCGTGGGTCACCGCGACCATTGTTGACGCTGGCACGATCAGCATCACCAGTGGGCAGGACGTCACGTTCTGGATCGCGTATCGCATGCCGTAAGGCAACTCACACGCCGCTGGCAGACCGGCTTAAATAGTCTGCCCCCTTTTTCACTTTCATGGCCGACGAAACATCCATCTGCAACTTGGCTTTGGCCAAGCTGGGCATCAGCCCGATCATGGCGCTGACCGACGATTCAAAGCAGGCCCAGTTTTGCAACCGTTTCTTCGCCCAGACCCGCGACGAAGTCCTGCAAGGGCATCGCTGGAACTTCGCCATGCGCCGCGCCGCGCTTAACAAGTTGGCCACCGCTCCGCAGAGCGAATGGGAGACCGCCTACCAGTTGCCGGTCGATTGCCTGCGCGTCGTTCAACTCAATGGCTACGAACCCAACGAAAGGCTGGGGGAGTTTAGCGTCGAAGGCGACCAGCTTCTGACCAACGCGGAGGAGGCCAACATCCGGTATGTCGCCCGCGTGGAGGACGGATCGTTTTACCACCCTCTGTTTGTCCATGCGCTGGCCACCATGCTGGCCTCTCGTCTGGCAGGCCCGCTGACCGGAAGCCGCAACATGCCGCAAGAACTGCTGCAAGAATACGAAGCCATCACCGGCCCCAAGGCCCGCATGGCCGACGCCTTTGAGGAGCGTCTCCGGCGCAAGATGCCGTGGACGAACAGCGACCTTGTCGCCGCCCGCTACACCAAGTTTCCGTCCAGTCAATAGGTCATGGCCAACCTATTAGTCACCGCGTTCAACGGAGGCGAACTGTCGCCCTACATGGACGCCCGCACCGACGTCGCCAAATACCGCAGCGGGTGCCGACGTCTGGAGAACATGGTCGTTTTACCCTACGGAGGGGCCTACCGCCGCAGCGGCACCGAGTATCTGGGCGAAGCCAAGTTTTCCAACAAACGCTGCCGCTTGATCCCCTTCAACTTTTCCACGACGACCCGCTTTGTCTTGGAGTTTGGCGACCTTTATTTGCGCGTCTGGGGCAACAACAGCTTGGTCTTGCATCCGGCGGGCAGCGCATGGGTCACCTCGACGGCCTATGCCGTGGGCGACATCGTGACCAACGGCGGCATCACTTACTACTGCGTGACCGCCCACACCAGCGGCACTTTTGCCACCGACTTGGCCGCGGGCCTTTGGTATGCCCAACCGGCCAACGGCGCACTGGAAATCCCCACGCCCTACACCGAGGCGCAACTGCGCGAACTGCAATACGCCCAACTCAACGACATCATGTATCTGGCCCACGGGAGCCACGCCCCGCGCAAGTTGTCCCGCTTGGCCGACAACGACTGGACGCTGACGACCGTCGCCTTCGACTTTCCTCCGGTCTTGGACATGAACACCAGCGCGGTGACCATTGCCTCCAGCGCCGCCTCCGGTGCGGCCACGCTGACGGCCAGCGCCTCGACTTTCGCCGCCGGTCATGTCGGAAGCCAGTGGGCCATCCAGTGGCCGCGCTCCAGCGGCTCACTCACCGAAACCATTGACGCCAACAAGACCTCGACCGGAACCCTTGACATCCAAGGCGACTGGACGATCACCACGGTAGGCACATGGATCGGCACTGTCCGCATTCTCCGCATCCCGCAGAAGGAAATGGACGAGGATGGCGGCAGCGGATTCACCGCCTACGAAGTGGTGCGGGAGTTCAACTCCTTGGGAACGGCCCGCAACTTCACCGCGACCGGCACCGAAACCGAGCGCGTCGGACTGAAGCTGCAAATCCTTAACTACGCCAGCAACACCAACGCCCGCGTCTTTTTGGAATCCACCGACTTCAACTCTGGCGGCACCTTCACCCTCAACAGCGTGGCCAGCGGCACCAGCGCCGGAGCCACCGTCAACAAGTGGCTGGGATCGGTCATCACCGCAACCACCCAGTGGAGCGAGGCCGCGTTTAGCGCCCTGCGCGGTTACCCACGCACCGTCACCTTCCACGAACAGCGCCTGTGCTTTGGCGGCACCAGCCACCAGCCCAACACCGTCTGGTGCAGCAAGGTGGACGACTTTGAAAATTTCCAGTTGGGAACCAAGGAAGACGACGGACTTTCTTTCACTATCGCCAGCAACGAGGGCAACCGCATCAACTGGCTCTTCTCGCAGAAGCAGTTGATCGTCGGCACTTCCGGCGACGAGTGGACAGTGGGCGGGGCCACCGACAGCGAACCCTTTTCCTCAACCAACATCAGCGCCCGTCGGCAGGCCAGCTACGGATCAAAGTATATGCGGGCCGTCCTGCTCAACGACGTCTTGCTCTTTGTCCAGCGCCGCGGACGCAAGGTGCGCGAACTGGTCTACAAATTTGAACAGGATGGCTGGGTCGCGCCGGATCTGACCGTCTTGGCCGAGCATGTCACCCAAGGCGAACTGGTCGAACTGGCCTTCCAACAGCAGCCCGACGCCGTCCTGTGGGCCGTGCGCGGCGACGGGCAACTGATCGGCATGTCTTACGAGCGCGACCAAGAGGTCGTCGCATGGCACCGCCACATCACCGACGGAGCCTTTGAAAGCGCGGCCACCGTCTACGGGCTGGGCAGCGACGACGACGAGGTCTGGTTTGCCGTGCGGCGCACCATCAACGGCCAGACCAAACGCTACATCGAACGCTTCAAGCCCGATTTCCGCGCCCAGTTTGATGCCGAGGACAAGGAGAACTGGTGGTATCTGGACTGCGCGGCCCGCTACGACGGGACACCGGCCCAAGTCATCACCGGATTGTCCTATTTGGAGGGCAAGACGGTGGGCATCTTGGCCGACGGGGCCGTCCAGCCGAGCAAGACGGTCGTCTCCGGCGAGATCACCTTGGACAAAGCGGCCAGCAAGGTGCTGGTGGGACTGCCCTTTACCAGCCTGCTCCAGCCGATGAAGCTCGACTACGACATGCAGGACGGGCCGACCCGCGGACGCAAAAAGCGCCTCAACCGCGTGGAAGTGTCGCTTTTCAAGTCCTTGGGCGGGCAGGCCAGCACCGACGGCAGCGAATGGCTCTGGATGTATCCCCGCGACTTCGACGACCCGATGGACGCCAGCCCGCCGCCCTTCTCCGGCGAAACCGAGGTCGTCTTGGCAGGCAACTACTCCGAGGACGCTGACCTCTACCTCCGGCAAACCCTGCCCTACCCACTGACCGTCCGCGCCCTTGTCGCAAAGCTCGACGCCTTCGGGGATTGACATTAGTGTGATTTGACTAAACCCATGAGCAACGCCGCCGTCCAACTCCGCATGTTCGATCCGTCCAAGGACTATGACATGGTCTGCGCGTGGTGGACGGGCCACGGGTGGAATCCGGTGCCGCAAACCTTTTTGCCCAAGCTGGGTGTCATTGCCTACTGGGCCGAGGGCGAGAAGACCGAGGACACCGCGGCGGCATGGCTCTACATGGACAATTCGTCGCCGGTCTGCTGGCTGGAATACATGGTCAGCAACCCCGAAGCCAACGCGGGACGCGCCGTCAAAGCCCTGCGCCACTTGGATTCGTTTCTAACCGGCGAGGCCAAGGCCACCGGCTACCACGCCATGATGACGACATGCAGGCAGGATTCTCTGGTCAAGTTCCACCAGAAGAACGGGTTCACCAAGACCGACGAGGACGTCACCCACCTCGTCAAAATTTTGAACTGATATGGCTGGCGCAACCGCAACTGTCTTGGCCGGTGTGGCCATCGCTGGAAGCCTTGCCAGCGCAGGGATGTCTTACTACGGACAGCAGCAGCAGGCCGCGTCCGCGCAGCGTCTGGCCAACTACAACTACCAAGTGCAACTGCAACAAATGCAGATGCAGTCGCAGATGCAGAAGATTGCTGCCGAGCAGCAATACGCCGCGGGCATGCAGAACGCCAAGATGATGGAGAACGAGGGTCTGCGCGTGGAGCAAGAGGCCCGCGAACGCGCCCGCCGCATGCGGGCCGAAAACGAGAAACTCTTGGGCGCACAACGCGCCCGCTTCGGCAAGGCGGGCGTGACCAGCGAAGGCTCGCCCTTGGCCGTTATGGCCGAAAGCGCGGGCCTCATGGAACTGGCCGTGTCCGACGAGATGTATAAGGCCAACCTTGAGCGCAGCGCCTTCTACCGCAAAGCCGAGGTCGAAAAGTGGCAGGCCGGATACTCTTTGGTCGATAAAGCCGCCGCCGACTACAACGCGGCCACTGCCGCCTTCCGCGCCCGCCCAATCCTTTTGGAAGGCCAGAACACGGCCAACGCCCTGCGTGTCAATTCGTATGGATCGCTCATTTCCGGCGTCACGCAGGCGGGCAGCATCGGGTCGCAATACAACTGGAAGGGACGCCAACATCCCGCTCGTCCAAATCCCCAACGCTCCCGCGACCGGATCGACCGCCGTGCCGCTGCCGGTAGGTGCCATCCGCACGCCCGACGTCGAACTGATGGGCATGATCGACGACGCCAGCTACATGGCCGTGGGTCGCGCCTACGAGAACCTTGGCAACGCCGGTCAGCAAGCGGCCAATGTGCTGGGCGACTTTTCGCTGTCAATGGCCCGCGCCAGCGACGAGGCCAACCTTGCCGCCGCCGACCGGATCAAAACGGACATGGTTTCCAAGTTCGACGTCGAGGTTGCCACCAAGCCGGAGAGCGAGTGGAACGCGATTTGGGAAAACAACTACGCGCCCAAGCTGCGCGACCAAGTGTCGTCCCTCAAGATGACCACCCGCGACGGACTCAACCGGCGCGACACTTGGCTGGCCAACACCGAGAACGG